TACCTAACAATATTTTATTTGTAATATCTTCAGCCTTCACCGACATATTCATAACATTACATAAAATCACAAATGACAATATACATAACCAAACTATTTCAAACCATCCCATTTTAAACTCCTATTAAAACTTTGACAAAGACCGTAATATCTTTTCATGTTTAGAATTAATATTTTTAGGAATTTGCAAATCAATACTACATATTAAATCTCCAACACGACCATTACCTCGACGTATACCTTTACCAGTTATTCTTAATAACTTACCAACAACACTCCCACGTGATATTCTAACTTTAAGAGTGGTATTATCTAATAAAGTTAACTGAACCTCACCACCCAAACACAAAGTGGAATATCCAACCTCTAACTTACGAATCAAATTAAAAGCATCTCGTTGATATATGTCATGTGGTAATATTTTAACTGATATATATAAATCACCGACAACACCATTATCTTTGTTAGTAAATCCACGTCCTTGATATCTTAACCTCTCACCACTGGTTATTCCAGAAGGTATAGTTAATTTAAAATTTTCCTGTTTTTTTGTATAACCTTCCCCATTACACACTTTACAAGGTTTTATTATAACCTTACCACGACCACTACAATAACCACACTCAGAAGCAACCCGTTGGCCAAACAGATTAGAATGATATAACATACCAGTACCACCACAAGAACGACAATCAATCTCATCTTTAGGAGATAATATACCACTACCCCTACATGGTGTACATCTATATTCCTTTGGTATCTTTATTTCTAAATCATCACCATATACAGATTGTTGTAAAGTTAAAGAAACCGTATATTCAACATCACGACCCCTATGGTTTTGTCTTGGACGACTTTGTTGTTGTTGCCCAAACCCACCGAATATATCTGAAAATGGATCAAATCCACGTCCACCCTGTCTTTGTGTATCATGTCCAAATGTATCATACTGTCTGCGTTTTTCAGGATCAGACAAAATTTCATACGCCTCAGTAACATCTTTAAACTTAGATTCACAAACAGTATCACCCTGGTTTTTATCAGGGTGATATTTCATTGCCAACTTACGATAACTTTTCTTTATATCACCAGAAGATGCATTCTTCTTCACACTCAATACATCATAATAATCACGTTTAGACATCAAATCACCGAATTATTTAGTTTCTGTTTTTTCTTCTGGTGTCGGTTCCACAATCTCAGCATCTACAACTTCTGCCTCTTCGGGAACGACACCATCAACGACTTCTGCTTCAGGTTCCGGAACTGGCTTTTGTAAAGTTGCAGATAACTCAGCCAACGATTGCACTTTAGTATTAATATCATCTAAATCTTCACCAGACATAGATTCTTTCAATTCAGAAACACTATTTACGATCTTCTCACGTTCTTCATCTGGTACTATAATTTCTTCGTCTGCTAATTTCTTCTCAACATCATTAATAAATCCTTCCGCCATATTTCTTGCACCAACCAACGCAGTATACTTATCATCTGCATCTTTATGTTCTTCACCCTCTTTAATCATACGTTCTACATCTTCATCAGATAACCCCGATGAAGATTTAATTTCAATTGATTGTTCCTTACCAGTGTTTTTATCCTTGGCAGAAACATGCATAATACCATTAGCATCAATATTAAATTCAACTTCAATTTGTGGTGTTCCGCGTGGTCCTGGTTGAATTTCTGTTAAATCAAATCTACCTAAAGAATTATTACCAGAAGCAACTGAACGTTCACCTTGAAGAACATGAATAGTTACAGCTGATTGATTATCCTCTGCCGTCGAAAATACTTCACTTTTTTTCGTTGGAATGGTGGTATTCTTTTCAATTAATGTGGTCATAACACCACCCATCGTTTCAATACCTAATGACAATGGAGTAACATCAAGCAATAACACATTGTCAATACCACCAGATAACACACCACCCTGTGTAGCAGCACCAAGAGCAACTGACTCATCAGGATTTACATCCTTTCTCGGTTCAATACCAAAAATAGATTTTACCATTTCTTGAACTTTAGGCATTCTAGTTTGCCCACCAACTAAAATAACATCATCAACCTTAGTAATGTCTGCATCCTTTAACGCAGTAACACATGGGTTTTTTGTACGTTCAATTAATTCAGATACCATCTTCTCCAATTTAGAACGTGAAATCTTAACATTTAAATGTTTAGGACCAGTAGAATCCGCAGTAATATATGGTAAATTTACTTCAGTTTCTTGAGTCGATGACAACTCAATTTTACACTTCTCTGCCGCTTCTTTTAATCGTTGTAATGCAATAGGATCATTATGAAGATCTACACCATTTTCTTTTTTAAATTCATCACAGAGATAATCAATAAGTCGTAAATCGAAATCCTCACCACCTAAAAATGTATCACCATTAGTAGACAATACTTCAAAGGAATATTCCCCATCCACATTCGACATCTCAATAATAGAAACATCAAAAGTACCACCACCAAGATCATAAACAGCAACTACCTTATCATCAGTAACATCACCCTTATCTAAACCATAAGATAAAGCTGCCGCAGTAGGTTCATTGATAATTCGCATAACATCTAGTCCTGCAATCTTACCAGCATCCTTTGTTGCCTGTCTTTGTGAATCATTAAAATAAGCAGGAACAGTAATAACTGCCTGTGTTACATCAGAACCCAAATACGACTCCGCATCTTTTTTTAATTTCATTAAAATTTTTGATGAAATTTCTGGGGGAGATAATAACTCACCACCAGATTTTACCCACGCATCACCATTATCCGCCTCTACAATGTCATAAGGCACCATAGATATGTCCTTTTGAACTGCATCATCTTTAAACTTTCTGCCAATTAATCTCTTAACCGCAAACAATGTATCTTTTGGATTAGTCACCGATTGTCTCTTAGCCGACTGTCCTACTAATATTTCCGAATCCGAATGTGAAACTATAGATGGTGTCGTCCTAGAACCTTCACCATTTTCAATTACTACTGCCTTACCATTCTCTAATACAGCTACACATGAATTAGTAGTACCCAAATCAATACCAATAATATTACCCATTTTTACTTCTCCTTTCTCAATTTTAAATTAAACCGCTTTTCTTTCTTGCATTATTAATAATCTCTGTATTCTTTACAGTTTTCGCGTCCCTACCACCCAACTTCTCAGCAAGTGGGGTATAAGGATTATTCTCTGCAACTTTAGAAAGTACCTCTTTAAACCCCTCACTGACTTTCATATCACCCCTACCAGATATTATCTTAGGAGCACCAATTATTTGTTTTATATTAGAGTTATCTGATAAAAATACATCCTTTTCAGATATACTAATAAACTTATCGAATACTTCGTCCGTATCATTATTTTTAAATGTATATATAGGCATCTATTTTCTTACCATTATTCTTAATTCTAAATTATCACTTTCTTTACAGAAAGTCTGTTCGAAATTAGATTCCATTTCTTCCATATAATCCCTCTCTATATATAAATTACTATTTATTTTTTTATCTAATACTGTCGCAATATAAAACATATTAATATATTTCCAATATGTCATATATGTATAATACCCACCAATAATATGTACATTCATATGTGAATGATCGGACAACCACGACAATGAATCAGATATATTAATCTTAAATGATTTCTCATCATATGTTATTTCATTATTAGTCACAACATACTTCATATAATCTTCTGGTAATATACTAAATAATTGCTTATATGTATTATGCCCCATCAACAATATACCATTTCTCATTCTCATAGTACGGTCAAACCACGCCTGTGTCTTTTTAGAATACACAACAAGATTACAACCATTATCATCAATGCCATAATCTTCACTCAATATTATACTTGCACTTACTGTCCTTTTTGTATTAATCATATTCAATCTAATAAATTTGGAAACACCTCGTCTACTAATCTTCTAGTTAACCACTTAACCTTCATTTTTTTATTTATAATTTTGACAACAATCTCAGCCTCTTTATGATGTAAACTCTCCAAGAATTGAATAAATCTATGTTCACTCCTATAATTAACGAAATAAGATTCATCTAAAAATACTTCAAATTCTGATAACCTTTTATGCAAATTACTTAGAGTATATCCCTCCGGAGAATCATCAGGAGTATACTTAGGCACTTTATCTAATGCAAAATGAAAATCATCAAACATCAATTTTAATGTTTTTAATAATAACTTACTATTATTTTGCAATAACACATGTTTTCTTTCTTTTGTATTCTTTGCCTCATCAAACTCAAAAAATACTTCGTGTATATGTTTCATTTATATCCTCTTTAAAATTATCTAATTGCATAAAAAACATCATCATTCTACGTGCTTGAAAATATTCCATCATAGTACGATTGTTACCATTTGGAGATTTAACGAAAGAATCCAATATATTATTAACAATTTCATCTGGTATACATGAAAAATCTATAAGTTGTTTGTTTCTATCATATCTTCTAATCATATCCTCATTACAAAATTCTGAAGGGTTCTTCGATATATCCATCATATCAATTATACTTTTTTTACGTAAAGATGTCTGCCGTTTACCAGTTGCGAATACATCATCATCTGATAATATATTTGGAATTCCATCTGATCTATCACCCCTTATAATATGTTCTCTTAAAAACTTTAATGGGTTATCAGTAACTAAAAACTTACCAGCACTTTGACTATATTGAAACACGCCATCATAAATTTGTAATTGTTTAAAATCTTTATCAGAAGATAATATCAATACCTTTTCAAGATGATGATACTCTTTAGTCAAAATTGCAATAATGTCATCTGCCTCAGTTTTATCAATCTCTAACACTCTATATGGAAAATAATCAACCAAATCCTTCTTTATGGAAGACATGCCATCAAATACAAATTTCCAATCAAATTTAGAAGTCTCTCTATCTTTCTTCCTAGAATGTTTATAATACGGAAATATATCCTTTCGCCAAAAATGTTTATTATCACAACATATAACAATATTACCATATTTTTTAGAATATTTCTTTTTAACAGATAATACATATTCTAAAAATAAATTCATAACCGCAGAATATTCAACTATATCATCTGGTTCCTCTCTTAACGTATTGTTCAATTCCCTAATAGATAAACTTATTATAATTTGATTAAAATCTATTAATATCATATATCACCAATTTATTCACCAAAATCTAAACTAAGGTATTCCGTCACGTCAACATTAGTTCCGCACATACTACAGTATTTAACACCATTATCATCGTCATCCATCAACACCACCACATATTCAGATTCACAATTATCACATTTTATTTGTATATCCATATACCTATCCCTCTCTTAATAATCAGAACACATCTTCATCCCTTTGAAATTTCTTACTTACTTTTTTATCCTTAAAAGTATTTCTGTATTCTATTTGTTCCCATCTAATTTTACCATACATAGAAATAAAACTCTCTTTATCCATTTCTAACCAATCGTTCTCAGACTCAAAATCTATATCATGTAAATTCATTTTAGACATAATACTACACCTACTCTCCTAACTCATTTTTTTAACAATTCTTCTATATGATCAACTACAGAAGTACTCCTTGCAGCCAACCAAACATTAATATACTTATATCCATATTTTTTACCAAATTCAATCATACTCATAGTTTCAACATCATCACTCATACTCATACTCCAATAACCCTATTAGCCTCTTCTATCATATCATCCGCCTCTTTTGAATATGTATAAAATTCATATTCATGTCTATCCCAATCTTCAATACAATATTTCTTGACAAAATCTTCTTTTGTCATATCATACCACTCTTCCGACTGTCCTGCATAATTATATAAATACTTAAATTCAATAACATTCTCTGGTCGAAATGATCTCCAACCCTGTGAGTTAACATCCCACACAGAAATAACTAATTCAGATACATTACCATTACCCTTTGGTAAAAACGATTCAGGAACAAAAATCATATCTAATGTGCATGACATAACACGTAAATCACCATTAACTTTATTAAAAGTTACTTCACACACACCATCTTTTAAAGAGTTAACCATTCCGCTCTTACTTCTAATATCATTCATAATCAACCACCCTCATATAACGCAGCACCAGTAATCATTGATAAAAACCCAACAAACGAATATGAAATCATAGAACCAATATCATACGTCGCAGAATCAACAACCCCTAGAATAACAAAAAAACCCAAAACACTCAATAAAACACATAAAAAATTATACATATATCCTCATATTAAACTAATTAAAAAACAAAACCAAACTATATTAATACATATCAATTCAATTAATATATCTATTATAAAATCATAAATTCTTTTTGGCAATATAGTCATGACTATAATCTATCTCAGTATGTGTATCTCTATCATGATCGTGAACACTCGCATAATCACCATTTACAATCGGTATAACAAATACTATCCATAAAAAACCAACTACTATGCACAACATAGTAACTATAATTTTCTGTATAGTTAACTTATCCATGGCAGATTACCCCACTAATATACGATTCTGCACTTCCTCTATCTCAACATCAGTAAATACCTTATTACCAACTAAAGCTGGAAACAGTAATAACATTATAATTAAACCAAACATCAATCCCAATAAAACCAATCTTCTTATTAAAATACTCATTTTAATACTCCATTAAATTTAAAAAAACCATCTATAAATAGCTACAATGTCAATAACAAAATAAACAACATTCATCCACATTAAAGAATATTCATGAATCCTATACCCATAAATACACCAAAGAATTGAAGAAACTCCAAATAATATAAAGGAATATGGACTAATAGTTATATTCAATGCCAATAATATTGCGGCAACAACTCCAAAAATGGTTCCCCAATCGGCAATATTAAGTTTCATAACACATTATATCATAAAGTCATCTAATTGTCAAGTGGTTTTTAACCTTTCCCATAAAATAGTTACTAAAGCTCTATGACTTTTACGTCTATCCAATTCTATATTTAAAAATTCTCTACCAAAAGTTTCTAATTGCAATTTATTCATTTTTAAAAGATCCTCATGTGTTACTGATTTTGGATCACCATTTAAATAAGAAAAATCACAATCATCTATTATAACATCCTCTGGTTTCTTAATGACCCCAGCCGGATCTTGTACTGAAGACAAAAACATATCTTTAATCCACTCAAATATCATATCATCACCTCAAAAACTATTATTATACTTATATATAGTATCTTTAAGATCCGTCGTCCAATTATCACGATGTTCTTTAAATACTTGTGGTTCGTGTCCATCAACTGCAATAATAATTACTAATTCTACTATTGGTATATTAGTACGTTCTTCCCACATTATTGCATAAGCAGCACATTGCATAAAATATGACGATATCCATTCTTTCTTTTTCAGTTTCTTTGATGTTTTAAAATCTATAATACTTAACTTTCCATCAAATTCGGCAACACAATCTACTCTACCAGCCAACTTTAAATGGTTAGAATATAACGCACATTCTTGTTCATATATACTACCAATACGATCAAGAGTAGATTTCACCGAAGATAATGATGATATTATATTAGGAAAATATCCTTTCGTATAATTAACATCATTATCAAGATACTTCTCTATTATTTCATGTACTTGTGTTCCACGATAAGACGCAGCATAAGAAATCTTATCAGCCTCTTCAATACCAACACGTCTTTTCCATTTATCAATAAATTCCTTTGATAATATAGATAAGACAGTTGTAACAGACGGATACTCAATACCATCTGGTGTCACATATTTCCTAGAACCATCAGATGACGTGACCGATTCCAAATCATCATAATCCTTAAAATTAATCGGGCAATGTTCAAACACTAATTAACTCCCGTTGAACCAAATCCACCAGATCCCCTACTAGAAAAATCACCAGTACTTGGTAATTCATGCAAATCACTACATACAACTATATCAGGACTTTCATGTGGTATAAATATAATCTGAGCAATCCTATCTCCGTCATTTACTCTAAATTTCTCAGAACCATGATTCTGCAATACAACACCAACAACACCACGATAATCAGAATCTATCACACCAGCTAATACATCAATCCCATGTCTTAATGCCAAACCAGACCGCGGTTTAATTATACCCACAAATCCCTCACGTATACCAAACACCACACCAGTAGATATCAGTAAACGTTCTCCTGGATATACATATGACGTTCTATGTTTTATACCAGTAGGATTATATTCATATGTAATTGTTTCATCTACAGATGCATATAAGTCGTACCCAGCAGAATAATTAGTACCCCTAGTTGGTTTTTTAGCAGTCTCATTCATTAATATAACTTTCACACCTAATAGAGAATTTTCATCATATATCATTCCCCACCCCCTATTTGATATTCATATTTTAATATGTTCCAAGGCAACTTATCATAAGATGACATACCATCATCTGTTGGTTTAGGTAAATTAACCCAAACCATATTAGTACCCCTGTATCTAACTCTAATACGTTTATTAGATTTCCATTCATAATTCAACTGTAACACATTTTTACTCATAATCTCTCACCACCTTAGTCATAGTTAATGCTTCCCACGAAATAGGGTACAACGCCCCTAATATCCTATTCCACTCATCAGCAAGTTCACGTATCTCCAATTGAGCAGTAGAACTTTTTCTTAAATTATATGCCCGGGCCCAAGCATATAATGACCCTGTTACGAAATATTCAGTCATCATTGACTGTGGTAGAACCATACGAGCCTGTTCTGGACACACACCCGACGAAATCATCTCCGTATATAATCTAGTTGATTTAATGATATGAGTCATATACTCTTCTTCTAATAAGGGAGAAGTTAATCCATTCATGAATGGTTCTTTGAAATGAGTTACAAAATCAGTAGTAGAAGAACCCTGTTTAACTTTTTCTGGACGGGTTCTCCAACCATTAGTCTCTGGTACATGAAAATCAGGAACATCTGATACATATCGTCTAGACACCTCATTATAACTAAATCCAACAACATGCTTAAATCGTTGTCTAGCAACAAAAATAGGCACCTTCTCACGTAACGTAACCATTTCATGTGTAAATGGTGTAAAATGATTATGTTTGGCCAAATACCTAATCAACTTCTTATCACCATCTTTAAGATTTGGAATAAATGCGTGTAATGTACACTCTCCATCCTCATCCACATGTTCTACAATTTCATCAAAACCAACCCCTTCAGAAAACTTATCAAATGAAACACGAGCAGAATTAACTACCGTAATATCATCACCCATATGATTAACATATTCCACTTTCATATATACCCCTTCATAACCTATTTAAATGTGCCTTCCGAACCTTAACCATTATCCATGAATTATAATATTCATCACTCTCTAATACCTTGTAATCAAATTGATACTTAGCCTCAAAATACGCACATTCAGACTTAGTTTTACACAACCTTAATATCTTTCTATCAAATTGTTCAACACCAATTTTATTTAAATCTTCTAATAATAATTCAGAAGAACCATAATAATCTCGCCAATCAGATTCTACCTTCTTCTTCTTTCTCTTTTTATTCTTTTGATATGACTTAATAGACCAAAAGAATTTCTTACCTATATACTTCTTACCATTATCTTTATTAGTTATTTCATATACAAACCCATATAAAAGTTTTGGATCTAAATTCTTGGGTACATATACCTTATTCCTATACATCCATGTCATACACACATCCTTATATTACAAAATAATATCCCTCCAATCCTTATCATCAATATGTTCAATACTTCTCAATGATATTGGACCAAAATCAGTCCTACTAATTAAATTATATGATTCAAATACAAATGCCCTATTATTTACCCTAGAAAATCCACTTATTCCAGTTTTACCAAACTTAGGTTTGCCCAACTTTTCTTTAACTCCAACCCTACCAAATCCTGGCCAACTGTTTTCACACATATTAGTAGATACCGCGTAATAATCAGACTCCTTTTCTGCATACGTTATTGCATCCTGTTCAAAATCCTTTCCAAGTTCAATAAGATCTTTTAATAACTTACCAGAATCCTTAAGATCAACAACATAATATGATGCCTCTGATACCTCTTTACCACCATTCTCAATCCAAGAACCCTTTATTTTAGTAATACCATATCCACGTTTTAATAACTTAGAACGTAAAATACTATTCTTACCAGTATTCTGTTTCTTAGTATACTTAACACCATCACCACATTCAGCTGTATCTCTAAATGCTGTAATAGTACCAGTATCATGATCCATCCACGCCGTCCGAATACGATTTAATGTCGATTCCGATAGAATCTTTGTTATAGTACTCATAAATTTCCCCTAATATACATCCGACCAATCTCCCTTTAAACCACCAACTTCATATTCTGTAACACGATTCTCAAAAAAGTTAGTATGATCGGGTGCATTTAATACCCAATCTAACCACGGTAACGGATTCTCTTTAACTCTATAATTAGGTTTGAATCCTAATTGTAATAATCTTCTATCAGCAATATATCTGATATATTGTTTAACATCATCTTTATCTAAATCTTCTATAATAGAATCTCCATATGCAAGATCTATAAATTTATCTTCTAACTTAACAACTTTACGTAACATACTATATATATCTTTCTTAAAATCATCAGTAACTATTCTTGGATGTTCTTCACAAAACTTCTTAAAAATTTGAGTCATACCATCAACATGCATACTTTCATCACGAATAGACCATTCTACAACTTTACACATTCCTTTCATTTTACCAAATCTTTGAAAATTTAATAACATTACAAATGAAGCAAATAAAGAAATACCTTCAGAAAATACAGATTTAGCAATAGCAAATGATAAATTAGAATAATTTGAATTATCGTTATCTCGCATAAATTCTACTTTATTATACATTTCTTTATATTCTAAAAATGACTGAAATTCGGATTCAGGCAACCCCAATGTATCATTCAACAAAGCATATGCTCTTTGATGTACTCCCTCTCTAGCAGCAAATGAACCGAGCATGTTACGTATCTCGTTATTCTTTAATTTAGGAATAAAAAAATCATAATAATTCTGTCCTACTGCAACA